GCAGAGACAGTTCCCGGAGGAGTATACAGGGAATCTATTTCATTGGACGGAGGAGAGGTAGTTGACAACAGAAGAGCACTACAAAGTTTAGCCCAAGACAATTTAATGAATCAAATGATAGAGGGACAATACAAATGAATAAATTATTATTAACAGCTTTAGTTCTTAGTCTTACTGGTTGCTCTTTGTTCGCTAGTAAGGTAGAAGCCAACGCAGATATTACAGGCTCAGTAGAGTCTAGATGTATAGTTAACACGGACACACCCGGAGTCTACGGAAACCCTAACGCTTATACTTTAACAACAACACCTGCTAGTGGTGGTCAGAAACCTATAGTAAGGTTTGACGTATCGCTTGCTAATGCTTATTACGCACAGGTTAGTTACCCTACTTCTTTTAGCTCTAGCCCTAGCCTAAGTGACACAGTTGCTTGGACAGGTGCAGTAGCAGTAGCACAGTCATCAGGAAGTGACTTTGATGGATACCAAACAGCCAGTACAACTACTGGTGCTTTAAGACAATACGCTATGGCACACGCTGGAACTTTATGGGTAGATGTCCAGTCCGAAGCTACGTATGGCGGTGGACAACAGAAAGCATTTCCGGGTGGTTCTTATACAGCAGTAGTAGTTGCTGAATGTGTCGCTCAGTAATACTGTGGGCACTGCTATGTACATCTGTAGCAGCTCACGAGATGACACCTACATATCCAAAGTGGTCTGTAACTCAAATAGAAGGAGTCCACAAAACTACAATGGCTATGTTCAACAAGAGAGAGGATGTTAAATATTATGAGATTGGCGTATTTGACAGAGAGTGGAAGCCAATACCTTTTGTAACTGATTATAAGATATTAAAGTTAGATTACTTAAGCCACGTTAAATTTGATGTGTATATTAGTTCAAAGAATGTAGACAGGGCAGAATACATATGCTCCTTGTCTAAACTAAGAGGAAGTAAAAAAACTAAGACAATGATAGCATCAAAGATATGTTCGAGGTTTAAGTGAAGTGGTTGAGGTATGTGTGTTGCTACGCCTTTTTTCTTAGCACACAGGTTATAGCAGACAGTAACTCTATGACCTTCTCCTTGCCAAGTGCGGGATACAGTAGCGGTACAGATAGTATTAGAGCCGGTGAGTTAGATTGTAAGAATAGTATAGGCGGTACTACTAACTTTGAGTTAGGTATGACTGGAATAATAAATAACGCAGTCACACCGATCATAGGTAAAGAAGGAGATAGACCACAAACTAAAGACATAGGTTTGTATGCTAGAATAATAATTCCTCTTGATGGACCTAAAGAAAGAATTAATTGTAATACACTATACCAATTAGAATTACAACGTAGAAGGTTAGAAGTACAAAAACTTAAACAAGAAATAGAATACTTAAGACAATTACAAGACGGTGGATTTGAAAACTGATGGCTGACCTAGAAGAATTAGTAAGTAAAGGCGAAGGCATTAAGGATAAGAAACTCAAGCTGTTTGGTCTACGTTTAAGTGGTGCTAGTATTGTTGCAGCATTTGCCTTTATTTCAACGATTATTGGTACTTTATATGGTGGCTTTCTTATGTATCAAAAGGTCGAAGGAATCGCAAATTTAGACCTTGGAGCTATAGAGTCACAGATGAAAAAGACATCTAGTGATGTAGAAAGGATAGAACAACACGCTGATGCTATAAAGATAGAACTTAAGAAAGATATGACAGACCTGCGTAATAGCCAATGGTCTTTAGAATCTAAAGTAGATACCAAGTTACAATCGGTAGATACCAAACTTACTAGCTATGATACAAAACTAGATAGGTTTGAGATAAAGGTAGAGAAAACTAAAGTAGATATGGAAAACAGAATACAACAATCACTAGATAACCCACTAGCAAACTAAGGAGATATTATGCCATACGGTAAAGGAACATACGGTAAGAAAAGAGGTCGTCCACCTATGAAGAAAAAAGGAAAGAAGAAGTAATGCCCGCTAAGAAAGACCCAAGATTGGCTAGAGCAGGTGTATCAGGTTTTAATAAACCCAAGCGTACACCTAGCCACAAAACAAAGAGTCACGTTGTAGTAGCTAAATCAGGCGGTGAAATAAAAACAATTAGGTTTGGTCAGCAAGGTAAAACTGGTGATAGGACTAATACTGCGAGGTCTAGGTCTTTTAAAGCTAGACACGCTAAGAATATAGCTAAAGGACCAATGAGTGCTGCTTATTGGGCTAACAAAGTAAAGTGGTAACTTATGGAAGAAAGAATAGCTAGAATGGAAAAGACATTAGACAAACACAGCTCACAAATAAGTAAATTATTTAGCAGAGTTGATGACACTAATGCTTGCATACAAAAGATTATGAATACATTAAATCAAATAAGATGGACATTCTTTGGTGCTTTAGGATACTACGCAATTTCAGAGATAGGACTACTAGGAGCATTTAAAGTATTATGATAGCATTTTTAACTAATGTAGCACCTATAGCTTTAGGATTTGTTGCTAAGTTGTTTGCACTTAAAAGTCAAGCAGCAGCAGAAAATCAAAAGTTAATGCTGCAAAATCTACAAGCTCGTAATGACTCTATTAATATGGCAAGGGATAGAGCAGACAAAGAGAGCCCTATGGCTGCACTTAACAGACGAGTCATTATATTTGTCATATTGGCACTTATAATATTTACACAAATAGCGCCTGTATTCTTTGATGTTCCTACTATTGTTCCTACAGTTATAGAAGGTTTTAGCGTACTAGGTTTTCAACTAACTCCTGATGTTATTGAGTATGTCAAGCTAGAAGCAGGTGCTGTGCTCAAGATGGATGAAATATTTGGGTGGGCAACTATGATTATAGAATTTTATTTTGGTGCTCAATTAGCCAAGGGGAAGTAAATGACTTATAGAGAAATTATTAATAGTGTTTTAAGAAGGTTAAGAGAAGATACTATAGACTCTGACTGGTCAGGTAACTTATACGATTCTGTATCTGTGTCTGACTATCAGAAACTAATTGGAGAGTTAGTTAATGATTCTAAAAAGAATGTAGAGTCTTACCACGACTGGAATGCACTAAGAGAGACATTTAATATTAAAACACAATCAGGCAATATGCAATATACTTTAGGTGATGCTACTAGAGGTGCAGGTGTGTCTTTTAAAGTGTTAGACGTTATATGTCAAGATACTGGACAAGTATTGGAGCAAGTACCAAATGATTGGCTTAACGAGGCTGTATTTCCTTTATCTCAGGCATCTAGTGGTAAACCTACTAAATATGCCTTTAATGGTGTAGCACAAGCAGGTGTCAACAGAGAACCTGATTTTAACATTGACTTATATCCTGTCCCTGACTCTATACAGACTATATCTGTAAATATTGTAGGTGCTCAAAAAGAATTAAAGACAGCATCACAAGTATTAAGAGTTCCTTCACAGCCTGTAATTCTTGGAGCTTGGGCTCGTGCTATTGCAGAAAGAGGAGAGGACGGAGGAAGTATTTCTAGTGCTGTTGCGGCAGAAGCTAGAGACTCTTTAAACCTTGCGGTACAATTAGACGCAGGTAATATGGAATACGAAAGAGATTGGACAGTAGTATAATATGGCATTAGAATCTAAGCAGATACAAGCTATACCTTTAGATACTATTGGTATTGACGGTATTGATACTCAGACAACTGCTACTGCTCTAGGACCTAATTGGTTTACTAAAGCAGATAACATTGTCTATACTGAAGGCGGTAAAGTAGCTTTTCGTAAAGGTCTAAAACAAAAGACACTAAACGGAGGAGCTAAAGTTGGTTCTTTGGTAGAACACTATGATGGTACTAATCATAAAGTATTTGCCGGTGTAGGCACTAATATGTATGAGGTAGATTTATCAGATAAAGACAATGCGTGGATTAACGCTTTTGCTACTGGTGCTTCTTCTTCTGATTGGCAGTTTAGTAACTTTAATAATCAGTTGTTTGCAGCTCAGTATGATGAAGATTTATTACACTATTCTTCAGGTAGCTGGGCATTAGTAAAGAATGATTCAGGATACCAAGGTCCTGCTGGAGTAACTACTTTTGATCCTAGCACAGTATTAGGCTTTTATGGTAGAATGTGGGCTGGAGGAATAACAGAAGAAGACGATGTTTTATACTATTCTAAATTATTAGATGGTCATAAATGGGGTAGCCAAGACGGTGGTGCTATAGATTTAAAATCTGTATGGGGTCACGACAGTATTATAGCTATACACCCTTTTGCAGGTAAATTAGTTATTTTTGGTAGAGAAAATATTGCTATATATAACGACCCTGACACAATAGCTAATATAGCATTAGATGAAGTAATTAAAGGGATAGGCTGTGTCTCTAGAGATTCTATACAAAGTATTGGAGATGATTTATACTTCTTGTCAGATACTGGTGTTAGGTCTTTATTTAGAACTACTCAGCTAGACAAACTACCTCTAACAGAAAAGTCTATAACAATTAAAGATGAGCTGATAGCTAACATTAACGGAAGTACAAATGTTAAGTCAGCATTTATGCTAAATGAGGGTCTATACTTACTCTCTTTTGTAGATAGAAATGTTACATATGTTTTTGACACTACATATAAGACATCTAAAGAAACACCTAGAATAACTAAATGGCACTTTACAGACAGTAGAGAGCCTGCTAGTATGTTTTATACAGAAACTTATGGTCTACTGGTAGGACAACAATCAGGAAGGGTTGCTACTTATGAGGGTTATTATGATGTAGACTATAGCGGTTCTAGTGTATATACCTATAATAGCTATACTACTGCATTTGCTACAGCAGAGCTAGATTTAGGACAGGGAGTACAAGCGTCTATCTTAAAAAAATTGATTATGGTAATTGCCGGAGGTCAAGGCACAGACGTAGGAATAAGACTATATAAAGACTTTGAGACTAAACCTAAAATATCTCCTACATTTAAACTTAATCCTACACTAAGCGGTGAACCTTCGTACTGGGGTAATGCGTTGTCTTTATATGGAGCTACTACAGCTACACATACACATAACTCGACGCTACACCCTTCTTCGTCTAAATACGCTCCTATACACGGATATAAAGAGCGTTCAGTTCCACTATCCGGAAACGCTAAATACATAAGAATAGAGTGGGACGCAGTAACAAAAGGATACAAAGCATCACTACAATCAATATCATTATTATTTAAACAAGGTAAAACATTATGAGTAACTATACAATAGCGGTAGGCTGGTCAGGGAAAGATGCCTTAGCTGACACAGACCCCGGAAAAGTAATATCAGGTGCTGACTTTGATACTGAGTTCACAGCAGTAAGAACAGCACTTAATTCTAAGGCAGATGCAAACGGTAGTTCATCAGAGAACTTTACTTGTAACGCATTAACGGCTACTACAGGGACTGTTGGCGGTGAGGCTATAATTACTATAGATACACCACAAACATTCACTAAAGCGCATCCTACGGCTTCTGAGACGGTAACATTAGCATCAGACCAAACAGCTAACTTACTTAACTCTAATGTGTTTGTTGTTAGTGTACAAGGAAACCATACACTTAATGTATCTAATATGACATCAGGTGTAGAGGCTTCTTTTTTAATAAAAAATACTGGTGCTTATGATGTTACATTTAGTAGTGACTTTTCATTTGTAGGTGGTAATAATCCTACTATTACATCAGGTAACGGTAAAGTAGATTTAGTTAGATGTGTGTCAGACGGCACAAAGATGTATTGTAATATAGCGCAAAACTTAACATAAGGAAAAAATATGGCTGGTTTCTTTGGTACAAGCTGGGATTTAAGTAATAGTTTTAATTCTCCTTCCGTAGGTAATAATATAATAGGTGGTAATTTATCTACAGAGATAACACCAAGACCCGGAAGCGAAGGACCTACTAATACAGCATCTATGTTAAATCTTTGGGGAGCACCTACTGGATATACAGGACCATCACAACAACAAGGTGGTATGTTTAATCCTTATCAAGCTACTGGTGGTGGTTTCTATAATCCTTATCAGTTCGGTCAAGTACAGTATGGTCCTCAATATGGTGGTGGACAGATGCCTTGGTGGATGAATTATAATGTTAATAATCCTTTTATGCCTACACAGCCATCAACACCTAGTGTACAGCCACAATTACAGACGCCGTCTAGACCACAG